TGCCTTTTAACATAAACAATATTTAACATATATGATTACAAGAGCTCAAATGCCAAGACAATTACGTGGAAAAGGTGGAATAACTAATGTTGTTCCAAGAACAAATTATATTTTTGGTGGCATTAAAGATAGAATTAGAAAACTTATACCAAATGAATTAGCAGATGTTGCAGTTAAAGCTGCACCTTTTGTTGCACCATTTAATGCTCCTGTTGCAGCATTGATGAGAGGTATAGGTAGATTTGATCAACGAGGTAGTATTAGTGATGCAGTAAAACAAGGCCTTGGAACTTTTGCATTTGGTAAAGTTGCACAACAAATACCTGGTACACAAGATTATTTTGGAAAAGGTATGGAAGGAGCTAAAGCTCTTGCAGGTGATATAAGAACAAAAGCAGGTGGTTTGTTTGAAGGTGGTGGAGACATACCAACAGTAGGTAAAGAAAAAACAGGACCTCTTAAAAATGTTGCAGAAAAAGTATTTGAAAATGTTCCTTTCTCAGACAAGATACCTACAAAGGTAAAAGAAAAATTATTAGTAGGTGGTATTATAACAGGAGGAAAAACAATTTATGATTATTATACAGGTGCATTTAGACCACAAGAACCTGGAGAGAGTTTAGAAGAATACATGGCAAGAAGAAGAGAAAGTGTAAAATTACAAACAAGACAGTTTATGGATAGTTATTATACACCATTACGTAACCCACAATATGCAGCTATGAGTGATGAAGAAAAAGATAAATTTATTGATAGCATTGTTGGTCAGGGTATGGCGATGGGTGGTAGAGCTGGTTATCAAACCGGTGGTATTACTATGGCTAATACACTTGCAGAAAATATTAGACGTAATCTAACTAATCAAGCTGCAGTTGCACAACAATTCCAAGCAGCAAGAAGCAGGCTACCAGGTTATGTTGCACCGCAGAAAACACCTGTTCAAGAATATGCAACGAGTGATGATAGTATTTTAGGACCACTTTCAAAAAAAGCAGCATCTACAATAA